TCCAACACGGCAGCCGGAAGGTCAGGCAGGTCAGCCAACTGAGTCATCGGGTTACCGTTCTCCACCGCCAAACCCCCCACCCAACACTTCTCCACCCAGTCATCCATGTTCTCGCGCACCAACTCCTGATGTGAAAAGTTGCGCCATTTCGTTTCCAAATCCTTGAGACTCAGAAACGATGAGAAGTGCCAACCGCCACGAATCGCCGGCAGGTTCTCGCGCGAGCGAATCAAATCAACAAGATCCTTATCTTTGAAATGCCCCAGCGCACCAGAAAGCGAAGCCCACTCCACTTGCTGAAACCACCGCGCCGACATTTGGTATTTGGTTAGATTCCAAACCGACAACTCAGGCCGTATCAGCTCGAGGTCAAGGAACTCATCCACATCGCACACGGCCACGAGAGCATCATCCGGCAACCCGAGACTCATCAGGTACGCAAACGCCTCGCGCCGAAACGCATACTCATTCGCCCACGGGTTCGGATCAGTGCCGCCCTCCACCAAGAAGTGCAACACATCCTCAAGGCCACTCAAATCAGACACCGGTTTGTCCAACCCAGTAAACGAACGCGTGGACTCATACACAATCATCAAATCGGCTTCCATGTGTTGCATACGCGCTTGCAACATTTCAGCCTCACCCGAATACGAAACAAAATCAACTAGCAAAATACTCCCTCAAGAACGGCAACCAACCCCACTTCCAGACACGTTCAGCATCGAACTGGGACGCGAACTCACGGGCAACCTTAGACGTGCCCCTAGGGGCCTTGTAAGCCTCCACAAGAGCACTATGAATCGAATCCACCAGTGGGATCTGCCACCACGCTTTTTGCGGTTCATCCCAAAACGGCACACCCTGCAACAAGAAACCATCCTCAGCCACCAGGTCGGCACTCGCCGCCCACCCCGACGCGATCACACGACAACCCGCGGCCTGAGCTTCAATGACCGGAATCCCGAAACCTTCGCCGTAAGAAGGGTTAGCCAACACGTCAAACGCACTGTAAAGCGCAGCCATATCCTCCTGCGAGTAGCCTTTCCGCAAACGGTCACGCTCCGGAAAAATGACCGACTCAGGCGGGACACCACACGCTTGCAACAAAACCGGCAGGTCAAACCCGCCCATGATCCCAGACGGTTCGGTATGAATATACAGTTTCGATTTCGGGTAAGACTTTAGAAAGATAGACCACGCCAAAATCAGTTCTGAGTATGCCTTGCGATGCACGATCTGGTTCGCCTTATTCGCGCTCACCACGCCCACCAAAAACTCGTCAGGCTTCACCCCAAGATATTCGCGCGCGTTTACCCCGTCGCTCATCGTCTCGCGGTACTTAAAAACCTTCGTGTCAATGGCGTGCGGAATATACGTTGACGCGATACCTGCCGCCTCTAGTTGGCGTTGCCCATGCGGAGACATCGTCACCGGTGTGACGTTCGGCCTCAACAACCACTTGGCAACTGCTGGTGGCAAACTCATGTGATCCAACGGAACCCACGAAATGAACTTCGCCGGAAAATCGTTACGCGCCGGCACATCGTTGTAAACCCACACGTCGTAAAGTGTCAACACCGCATCAGGCACACCCGGATTCTGCCCCACCCAATCCTCATGCCACGGCTGGATCACATCATCGCTGTACTGCTTGAACCCTCGAGGGTAATGAGGGATCTTCTTACCAGCAAACTCAAGCTCACCAGGCGAACCCTCAAGCCCGTAATTACTCAACGCCGCCACCTTGATACCGTGGCGCACCATCTTCTCCACCAACATCGCACCCTGTTGGCCATAACCCGTCGGTTGCCCAGGCGAATTAGACACAAGTGAAATGAGGCCGTCAATTTGTTCGTAGGTCATGCCAAAAGTTTAGTCGGATATGTTGCCAATGTCAGAAAGTGGCGTTATCCTGAAATTCCCCCAAAAGAAATCCCCCCCGGTGAACCTACAACACCGAGGGGGATTTCAGTTTTTACAACCGCTTAGGCAGTACCACCACGGAAGTGAACAACGCTGGCAGCACCAAGACCGGAGTCTCCGCGCCAGGTCACACGGAACGTCGTAACGTCCTGGTTGAAGGCGTAGTCCGTCGAGGTTGCAACCTGAATACCGCCAGCCTGACGAACAATGAAGTCGTCAAGCTTTCCGTACACGATGGACTTCGAGGCGGCAGTTGCAGCAACAGCCGGCATAGAAGCGTTCTCGTGGATCACGTTGCCCATCAGGTAATCGCGGCCATCAACCGAAATTGACGGTGCGAAAATGAAGTTGCCAGCCGAGTCCTTGATCTTGCGAATAGCGGCAAGAGCAGTCGTGGAAACCATGAACCCGTAGGAGGCGCGGTTGTCACCGGCTACCGAGTAGGTCAGGTCAACGAGGTTCTCGTATGTGGGCACACCGCCGGTTGCGGTTCCCGTAACACCAAGCGAACTCGCCGTGACGATACCCGTAGGCTCAACAGTTCCCGTACCGGTGGTAAGTGCAGCACCAGCATCGAACGCGATTTCACGCGAAGAAATACGGGCAACCAGGTCGAGAAGGTTCACGCCACTGTCAGCGATGATCTCGTTACTGAGCGACACGAGCGCACCGTACTTGTAAGCACCGAGGTTCAACTGGCTGAGAGTCGGGTTTGACTCAGCAATAGCAGAACCAGCAGCGGTCAGCGCATACGTTCCCGCAGCCGTAACCTTCGGGATCTGCAGCGTGTTGCCACCAGTGGTCGTGATAATGGTCGAAGTGCTGAACAGCGGGTTGCTGTTCTGAAGAAACTCGAACACCTGGTCGTAGAAAGCGTAAGGAACAACGCCCGAACCGCTTGTGGGGGTAAGAGCGGCGCGGAACTCGTGGCCACGCATTTCGCCCATAGCAATGCTACGAAGAATCGCAGAATCGTCACGAGACTCAACAGCAGGAACGAAACCGCGTGCGGCCTCAGCAACCTCGTTCTGACGCTCCTCAGAGCGGCGGGCTACGGCAATGCCGTTGTCGATGTCGGCAATACGAGCCTCAAGACGCTCAACGTGTCCAAGGTCGTCAACGGTGAGGCCACGGGCCTCAGATTCAGCCCGATCAAGGATGTCGCGCACCTGGAAGATAAGGTTGGCGCGTTCCTCAGTCTGGCCCTTAATGAAATCACTCATGTGAATACTCCAAAGGTAGAAAGGATTATGAACGGTAACCGCTGACGGAAAACCTAGCGTCGCCGCTAACGGTCAAACGCATACCTTAAGAATACCAAAGTCTCTACTGAGTAGAGAGAGGATTACAGGCTTTCGAGCAACTCCATGAGCGCGAGCTTCTTGCGGTGCAACGCCAACTGGTCAAGGCCGTTCTGCTCAGTCATAGCCTCATCCATCGGGGCATCCTCAACCGGTGCTTCTTCTTCAGGAACTAAAGCGTCCAAAACCAACTCCATAACTTCCTTCTCGGCGTAAGTAATCGGTTCACCAGCGGCAACCTTGCCGAGCACCGCGCTAAGCGCGTCATAGTCTACGCCGACATCCATAACAACATCTTCCAGTGAACGCACCTGCGCGCTTCCCACCGTCGAGGGGTAAGCGGGGAAGGCCACCCCCGTGGACACTTCTAGCAATCTGACGCTACGAAGTGTGCGTTCTGTGCCGTCCGAGTTCCACGAATCGCCGTTCGGGGGAACAGTAAACCCAAACGAGAAGCCCGTCACATCACCGCGCTGGATCAGCACCGTCGCGTCGCGTCCCGCCTGAGTGTCCGGCAAGTCGGCCTCAACACGCAAACCCATCTCATCTTCATAGAGGCGCAACGTGCCCGACCTCGTGGAACCGAGTACGTCACTGCTCGAGTGATTCCAGAGCAACTTAATATCGTTCTTAGCGCGTAGTGAACGCTTGAACGCACCAGGCGCAATGCGCTCAATAAACGGCAACGGTTCGCTCGGTTCGTTGAATCGGGCAGCGTAACCCGTGAGCGTCATACCGTCAGCGGTTTCACGCACCTCGAAATCGTTTGTGAATACGCGAGTTTCAATTTTTGACACGGTACGTCCCTTAGATCGGTTAGTGTTCTCCGCCTCAATTCTACCAATTATATCCTCAGCATAAGAAAGCACCCGGCGCGCGCCAGCCTTGCCACCATCCGAACCCCACAACGCATGAGCCACAACACCAGGTGAAGGATAGTCCTCGTTATCCGGGTCGGCCGCCGGCGCATCAAGGTCAACCAAGTGGCGCGGGATCCACGCGGCAATCTTCCGCCATTTATCCTCACTCACGCGACCCTCAGCCATTTCACGCGCAGCACGCACCGTCGAATCCTGCAAACCATCCCCAGCAAGGCCCTCAGCGAACCACTCAAGGCCTTTTCTTGCCGCGTCAACCATGTAAGCCGGTGGGGTCAAATCAACCGCCCTAGCCTCCGCACGAGAAGCCGGAACTTCATTCGGGTGCAAAGCCGTGATACCCGCAGCACGATAGGCCGCACGCGCGCCCTCATCGTTATCCACCGCAACCATCACGTTATACGTTTCCATCAACCGCACCGCAGTCTCAGCCTTGAACTCGTTGCTCGTCAACGACTCATCCGGGCGCATAATCAAATCATCAAACCGCACACCCGCATCCGTCAGCTCGTTGCTCGTGCGCTCACGATCCTCCTCGAGTCTGCCGGTGACCACAAAGATGGACGTGTCGGGGAAACTGTCAAGATACGACAACAGTTGCTCATTGGTTTTGTTCCCGTCAATGAAAATCGTTCCGTCAATATCAGTCACAACCACCTGTGGCCCCGACTCATTACGCTCACCCAAAAACTCAACCTCCTCAGCCAACGAAATCGCCACCGCCTGGTCAATCGCAGACTGCTTAGTGGTGTGGCAACCAAACACCTCATCGGAGTCGATGGCCATGACAGCCCAACCCGAACACTCAGCGTTCTCTTCAGTAATGTAATAAGGCATTATTCGCTCGTAATGTAAGTGCCGTTTATGTATATCTTCGACACGGTGGTGAGGTTGTAACCCGGCGCGCCCTGCTTCAACTGCTTTTCGACAATGGCCTTCGGGTTCGGCGTGGCCGCCACCAAAAAATGAAGGTCAAGTGTTTTCGTCAAACCCACAGTGTCAGCGTTCAAAATAATGTGGTTCTCGTCATCCGCCGGAATAGACGGATCACGCCAAACCCAACCCTGAAAATGGTTACCGCCATGAGCCGGCAGAAACGGCAAACTCAAAGCAAACTGACCTGTTCCAAAGTTCGTGACCGTGGTGCAAAGAACCTCAATGTAAAACGTCACCAACGCGCCAGTTTTCACATAGTACGAGTTGTACCCCGGGGCAGTAACGCCTGTACCCGTAAACGTCAAACCCGTTGCCGTGAACGCTGAAGTGTACCGAACGGCAACCGGATTACTCTCAGGCCCCGCTGGCCCTTGTGGCCCAGTCGGCCCACTAGCAACAGAAATCAAAGCCGTTGCCGCACCCGACGTGGTGACCGTGGCAGAAGCAGGTGGGATAACCTCAACAACCGCTGTTGAGGTCGTCACCGTTACTGTCGTCAACGCGTGACCTCCGGCGACACTGTGAAAAGTCCCTCAACCAATCTTGTGACAGTCGAACCGCTCACAAGCTCAAGATCATAAACGTACTGACCGCTAGGAGTCGCGTCAATCGCAGCCGTCTGCGTAGCAGTCAACTCCACAAGAATCGTGCCAGCCGTACCACCCAACGTAATACCAGTGCCAGAAGTCAGGTTCACAATGGCCGAACCACCATCGTAACCATCCCGTACTTGCATACGCGCCGAATAGCCGGACAGGTTTACCGGTGTCCCGCCGGTCTGCCAGGTCAACGTGTAATCAAACGACGCGCCTTGGTAGCAATCCATGTTCAAACGTCCCGGTGACTGCATCACTTCACCTCGTCAGCGTAGGCGGCAGCGGGGTCAAGTGGGCTGACCTGCGCCACCGGTTGCAACTGGGAACTAGGCAGTCCCGTGTGGGCGATGGGTGACAGACCGACAGCCGCCAACGACTCCGCCGGATCATAACCCGACAATC